AGACAGCCATGAATCTAAGAAAATATATAAATTTATTTGAGGACGCTATTGGTATCACCGATGAGTGGTTTAAGGAAGGTTCTTTCGAAACCTATAAACAACCCAATCCTGAAAGATATGAAATTGCTCAAGAGGATGGCGTGATTCAAACTCTTGAAGGTCCGGTAAATTATAAACAAGGTTACTATATTCTTACCGGACCCAAGGGCGAACAATATCCTATTCCTCCGGAAAAGTTTCATGAACTAAAAGATGACGCAGGTAATGGAGTTTGCTATCCCAAGAAAATCGTCAAATTAGCAAAATTGGCAGATCACAACGGATCTGTTGCAACCAGTTGGGGAGAAGTGTTAAACTACACAGCAGGCAATGACTACATTGTTAGACACGGTCCTGGTGATTACGGCGTAGTAAAAAAAGAGATATTTGAAAAAACTTATAAGGGTGGAGAATAACATTGAGCGTCTTTAATATTAATAATAAAAACAATCACACACAGGCTTTGGCATTTCTTGACGAATCAGGTGCACACCCTATTCAACGATACGATGTGTTAAAGTATAGACAGTTTGACAAACTGACAGACAAGCAATTGGGATTCTTCTGGCGACCAGAGGAAGTAGATGTACTTCGAGATAGTAAAGACTTCAAAGAACTGACTGAACATGAACAACATATTTTTACAAGCAATCTTAAGCGACAAATCCTTTTGGATAGTGTTCAAGGTCGTAGTCCCAACCTTGCTTTTCTTCCCATCGCTACTATTCCTGAGCTCGAAACTTGGATTCAAACCTGGGCCTTTAATGAAACGATTCATAGCCGTAGCTATACTCACATTATCCGCAATGTTTATAGTGACCCTAGCGTTATATTTGATGAGCTCACGGATATAAAAGAAATTGTAGATTGCGCCAAGGACATTAGCAAGTATTATGATGATTTAATTGAAACTGTGCAATACTATAATCTATTAGGATATGGTACTCACACAGTTAACGGAAACACAGTTGTAGTTGATCGTAGAGATCTAAAAAAGAAATTGTGGTTATGCTTGAACAGCGTAAACGCACTAGAAGGAATCCGCTTCTATGTTAGCTTTGCTTGCAGTTGGGCATTTGCAGAACTAAAGAAGATGGAAGGCAATGCCAAAATCATCAAATTGATTGCACGAGACGAAAACGTTCATTTAGGGTCCACGCAAACCCTTCTCAAATTGCTACCTCAGGATGATCCTGATTATGCTTCTATAAAAGAAGAAACTCGTGCAGAATGTGAAGCGATGTTTTTGGCAGCGGCTGCACAGGAAAAAGCCTGGGCACACTATTTGTTCAAAGACGGCAGCATGATTGGCCTCAATGAGCAGCTACTGAGTCAATATGTAGACTGGTTGACCTGCAAACGTATGACTGCTGTGGGTCTGAATTGTGGAATGAAGCCAGGATCCAATCCGCTACCTTGGACAGCCAAATGGATTGCTGGTGCAGAAGTGCAAGTGGCTCCACAAGAAACAGAAATTTCAAGTTATGTGATCGGCGGCACAAAACAGGACGTTGACTCTAACACGTTTAAAGGATTTAGTCTTTGACAGCTAGAGCTGTATTTGTTGGTGGGTATCGAATGGGCCATGCAATCATGGCCTTTCAATTTGATCATTTTCTTGAAGGTATAGATAAAACTTATATCGTAAGTAATATTGCCGAAAAGCACTATAACGAAACACTTAGAAAGTATGTAGACGATCCCAGTAGATTTGTTTATGTTAACGATCAAGAATTGATTGATGCATACCCAGAAATTCTAAATTGGGATCAACCTGGCGATTATCGTGGTACATGGCTTAGACAACAAGCTTTGAAAATCGCATGTCTGGATTATTTCAAAGATGAAAAAATTCTTATACAAGACCCCGACACATTTGCAATAACTCCATACCGATGTTTTAACGGTGATGCTCCTAACTTTTTTGTTCTTCCTGACACTACGCACAGTCCAGGATACTACTCTGTTATAGAAAACAGTTTAGGAATACAACGACAAACAACTGATTGTTTTATCACTGAATTTTTACCTTTCCTTAAACAGGATTGGAACACCATGCGGCAACAGTTGGAGCAACGACATAGTAAACATTTTCTTGATGCAATCATTGACAGTTGCCATCGTGAAGCTGAAACTAATCTTATATGGTTTAGCGAATACGAAATTCTTGGAAATTATGTATTAACCAAGCGAAATATAGATAGAACTGTACAGCACAGATGTGAAATAAGAAACATCAACGACAGCAACGAAATGGCAAAATTAAATTCCGTTGACTACAATTGTTATGTTGATGCTTGTCCTAGACTCGACGACAGTATATTATTTCAATTTGAAACCAATACTGTAGTAAATTTTGATAACATCTATCAAAACATAGCCAAACGTATATGAATCAGTTTCGATACAAGATCTTTACCTTGTTGCCACCTCGCGCGGCTGTAGATTCCATGAATGATTGGCAAGGCGAAGATTTCCCACTATTTCAAACCACGGACAACATAGAAGAGTGTTTGGCACAGCCATATCGTGTTGCTGCTGTTCCTGCGATGTTTAATCAACCGGGCAGTTATTCGTACAATCAAACGCTTTGTTCCATAGATTGGTCAAAATTTGATTTAGTAATTTTATCAGACATTGAATACATCGAACACGACACAATTTTAACTCAGTGTATCAATCCGTGTAATATAAAAAATTATGTATTAGCTGTGGGCGGTGTCAAAGACCGTTTGATTGATCCGGATGTTGTCTATAGACCATGGTGGATATTTCAACACATGCGTTTGAATTCCCTCAGACTATACACCAACGAGCCCAGGCCATTTTTGTTTGAAGCATTGCTAGGAGCACGTAGAGCGCACAGGTCCTACGTGATGGCTAGATTTTGCTCCAATCCAGATCTGTTAAACAAGTCAATTGTGACATACAGGGAAGAATTTGGATTCGATGCCAATGATCCTGGCATGTTGTTAAATGACGAAGCAGTTGATGTTATACGCAATAATTTAATATGGCCGTATGTGTCGCCTAATTTAAACTCAGAGTGGGAAGTTTCGGACCATATTCGTAGAGATATTAGCGAAATTACTCCGTGGGAAATTTATAATAACACTTACTACAGTGTCTGTTGCGAAACACTATTCCAACACTTTGACCCAAATAAATCCCATGATCCTGGACCGTTCTTTATTACAGAAAAAATTGCCAAGGTGTTGCTAGGGCAACGTCTATTTGTATTGTTTGGTCCCATGCATACGCTCAAATTTCTGAAGGATCTTGGGTTTAAAACTTTTGATAATGTGATAGATGAGTCGTATGACAATTGTGCTGACACTAGCCTACGATTTAAATTGGCATTTGATCAAGTCGAAGCCCTGAGTAAATTAGATCCAGAGCGGGTATTAAAAGAAACTGAAAGCATTAGACTACACAATTACAATCATCTATACCAGTATAGAAAAGACATAAGAAATCAAATGCATCAAATGATCTTGGACAAAATACCCGAGCAACATAAATTTGCGTAAATACAAAACATTCATTATAATAAAACATTATGCTTACAATATATTCCAAAAACAATTGTCCGTTTTGTGTTAGAGCAAAACAATTACTTGAGAGTAAAGGAGTTCCTTTTAACGAAATTAACATCGAGAACGATACAGAATCGCGGCAGATGCTAGTAGATAAAGGACTTAGAAGTGTTCCACAAATATTTCACGGGTACGAATTGATCCCAGGGGGATTTGATGGACTTAATAAACAATCAGCTGAATTTTTTGAAAAGGTAAAAAATTAAATGTTAGTATCAAAAGGTTATCAAGAAGGCGATATTGTCAGTTTCAAATTGATCACTGGCGATGAAGTGGTAGCAAGAATTGTTGACTCCGGCCCTAACGGATTTGAAATTGCAAAGCCATGTACAGTAATGCCTAGCCCACAAGGAATGGGTCTTATTCAAAGTCTGTTCACAGCCGACGCAGATGCCAATGTGGTATTGCAGAAAGAACATGTAATCATGCATGCTGCCAGCATTGATGCCATGCAAAAACATTACATCAAAACTACCACTGGTATAGAGCCTGTGACCAGGGGAAGTATCATTACCTAAATGTTTATCACACCCGAGTCGTTGCCAGCAGTTGAGGAAAATGTTGATCTTAACTTTACCATAACAGCAAACACAAATATTGGTGATCCTGCGATCACTTCTGTTAGTGCCACCTGCTCGGCCTTGGGTAATATTAATATATCAGTTGGTGGCTCAGGTGGCGTTAGCGGAAATACCGTTATTACTATAACTGGTAGATACAATGACAATTTTGATAAAACTATCACGTACGAAGATAAAAACAAAACAGTGCAAACTGCATCAAGATTTAAGGATATAACCCCGGAATACAATTTTGTTTCAGAATACTTGGCTTCGGGCGGAGGAACTGCTACTGCTATATATACTGTGACAGTGAATGGTACACCATTTACAGTAAACCAAACTATAAATAATACTAGCTTTACTCCCGGACAAAATTATCTCGTACAATATGTTGCTCAAGGAAAATACTAATGCCTCCAGTCACTAGAACCAATATAGATCCAAGTACTGGCCACGGAGGCTATGTACCGAGACCAAGCACACCTAATGGTAGTGCGGATGTGTTTATTAATGGCCAAGGTGTAGTAAGAGTCACTGATGCCTGGCCGGATCACACTGACCCCGGTCCTCCGGACACACACGGCAGCGCCCAGTCTGGTGGTAGTTCAACCTTCTTTGTTAACGGTCTAGCGGTGGCCAGAATCGGAGATGCCATTGGTTGTGGCGATGCCGTTGCTGGCGGTAGTCCAGATGTGATTGCCGGTTAGTTCTCTCATAAACTGCCCAGATTACTTGTAAAAAACCATAAAAAATGCTATAATGTACCATTATTATGGGGTAATAGCAGTTGTTTTCTCGGAAATTATGAAGTTATATAAAACTACAACCTTAAGAAAGGAGGAAAAATAGATGAAACAATATTTGCCGAACCTAGCAAAATTTGTATCAATCGTTTTTGGTATGTGGTTGGCCACATACACCTTGGTAGAGGTCACCAAAAACAAATTTGAATCACTCAAGGCCGAACAGGCTCAGATGACTGCCATGCAACCAATAACTGGACAAGAGAGGGCTCGCCAGTTACGTTGCCTAACGCAGAACATTTATTGGGAAGCTGCCAGCGAACCATTTGAAGGTAAAGTCGCTGTAGCTCAAGTCACACTCAACCGCGCAGCCAGTGGGCAATTTCCCAATGACGTGTGTGCAGTAGTTTACCAGAAGAATGTCGTCTACTCAAAAGTAGTTTGCCAGTTCTCTTGGTACTGCGATGGTACTCATAGAGTTAGACCAATTTATCAACCCTTGTACAATGAAAGTGCAGAAGTTGCTAAAAAAGTTCTACTAGAAGGATTTAGACTACCTAGTCTCAAAAATGCAATGTATTATCATGCTGACTATGTTCAACCAGGGTGGGGCAAAAAGCCTATTACCAAGATTGGACGCCATATTTTTTATGGTAGTTAAGCAGGATAAGTAATGCCAATTTTAACTTCAACCCCTAAATCAAAAATTGTAAAAATGGAAAATTCAAAAATTGACTTTGATAGAATCAAGCAAAGTGTGGTAGAGTTCTTCTCTACCCACTTTAGCAAAATCTCTGCAGAAACCATGGGGTGGCTGGCAGCTATTGCATTACATGCTGCCACTATCCCTACTCTGTTGGCACTACTAACAGGACTTACAGATTCTACACCTAGCATAGATGTAGTATTGTTTATGTGGTTGGGTCTTGTATTGTTGTTTGGGCGGGCAGTTATTTTGCGAGATCTTCTGAATGTAGTCACAATTGGATTGGGATTTGTAATACAAGCAGTTCTTATGGCACTGATCCTGTTCAAGTAATCCATAAATACTTTAGAACAGGAGGCCGCAATGACCAAACGTGCCGAAATCGAAATAGAAGAATTAGCGTACAGTATTGAGGACGAAATCGGGGAAGAAGATTATGGATTTGTCTTTGACGCAGAAGGTAATTTAAAATTTGCGTTCATCCCCGAAGTTGTTCCTGACAAGCCGCCTAAGAATATTCAAAAGATAATGAAGATTTTGGGCGTCATTGATCTAGCACAATTCAACGAAGACTTAACAATTCATTAATTGCTTTTTTAGCAATTTTTTTGTGGTTGCACTAAATGATCCTTTTTGCTATACTAAGAGCATGAAAAAGGACATGACATTTTATCTCAAGTGGCTTGCAACTTTCGTAACAATTATTGGAGCGATTTGTACAAGCATTAACATTTACCCTGCAGGCCCTGCCCTGCTCAACCTAGGTGCTCTGCTGTGGCTCATTGTTGCAATAAAATGGCGCGAGTGGAGTCTTATTACAATTAATGCAACACTTTTACTAATCTATACTGTAGGACTTGTTATTAAATTGCTATGATTTGGATAGTTGTTATTTTTGTAATACTTTTTGTTTGGGGTTATTTTGCCCACAACGATAACGACAATCATCATTGCTAAAAAAGCAACACTTTTTTTGGTAGACCAAAAATAACCATTTTGCTATAATGTATGTACAGTAATTAACAAGGAGCCCAAAATGACACAATATATTGCTAACAACCTGCCAATGGATCAGTTAGATACTTTGCGTCCTATGTACAGGACTATGGCCAAACTGGTAGGTAAACGATGTGTGGTACGCTATCGCGGTCCACGCTATGATAGTACACGAGCTACCACTCGCAAGGAAGATGCAAAATCCTGGGCGGTGTATTTTTACTGAAATTGATAGACCAAAAAGATCCATTTTGCTATAATGTGTGTATAGTAATTAACAAGGAGCGTACCAAATGAGAACAGCATTTGAAGGTCTTACTACTCAAGAAATCCGTGAAGTTCGCATGTATGGCTGCACCGAAGCGCAGATGCGCGAAGCAGTAGAGTCCAGCAGCACTTTTAAGTTTAGCGGTCCTGCTATGATTGTTGCAAGTATGATGAGTGATGCACAAGAGATGGTCAGTACCGAATACGGCGAAGTTGATTCAATGCGAGCCGAAGATGCTCGTCAACAGCTGAACCGTGCCAAGTGGGTTTTGTTTGAGTATATCATGGACAAGGAATAATAAAATGGAAGACCAAACTTTAATTGATTGTCTGTACGAAGAACTTTTTATGTTGGACGAGCAGGCTGGTTGCTTTGATGAAGTGACTAATCGTTTCATTGATGATCAGCGTCGTAAACTTATGATACAAATTCTTGAATTGGAGACTGCAAATGTTTGATCAACCGGTTAATTTTCGTACACAGACTAACGGTCGCGGTCTTTGGAGCGCAACTGAGAAGTTCGTAAGCATCAATCGTGTGCGTCTAGCATACCTAGATGACGAATTGGATTTTGGCGAACTTCGTGCCTACTTTGATTCTGCAGAATGGGATACAGACAACGACGGCTTAATTTATACTGACAAAGTCTGGATGTCGGGTTTTCGCGAGTGCATGAAGACTCTAGGCTTTAGTGATGCGGCCGTTGAGGACATTTCGTACAGCGAAGCTGGCATGCAAGGCGACAACTATGTGAGCATGGATGTTGGTGGTGATTTTGTGCGTGAGTGCGAAGCCTTGCATCGCTTTGTCATTAATCGACAAGCAGTAAATATGTAATCATGAAAAAGATTGTAAAGATACCGTACCAACAAAAAACTCGAGCACATCGTGTGTTGTTTGAATCTGGCTCACCGTTTAAAAGCCGTACGGTTGAAAACAAAAAGCGC